CGATGGCGAGCCCCCAGCCGTGATTAGAACCCTTTAGGCCGGTCGGGTCCGGTGCAGCCGAAGGGGCCTTGCCCGGCTTGAGATACCAGGTCTTGCCCTGATACTGGCGCGTCACCTGTGGCTTGCGCCCCTGGTCGGTCGTGGTATAGCGGTCCATGAACATAGACAGCTGTCCCTCAAATGAGCGGTAGTCGCCAACATTCTTAAGTTTGTGTCCGGCAGCGAGGGCAGCGTCGTACATCTTATTGAACTGCTCGGCAACGGGGGCATACATCTGGCCGCCGGTTTTAACCTTGGCAAGAAGGTTCGCGGGCAATTGACCATTTTTATGCGCCTTTAGGGCGGTGGGCACAACAAGCTTGATATAGGGGTAAATCATCATCATCCTCCAAATACGGATTGCTGAAAAATTATACCCTATGTGTCAGATTTCTCTTTCGACTCCCTGTGTTTAGTTAGCATTATTTGAGCGATATTAATAATAGTTGACGCAATGAAAATCTTCAGTCCTATTGATTGTGTTGGTCCACTCAGGGTGATCAAGACGAGGATCGTTCCTGACAATGTCCAGTTCATCTCGGTGATCGAGTCCCAGAGCAAATTAAAAAACTTCTTGACTAATTTCATTATATTCTCCCTTTTCTTGATGCAGCACCCGGTGCTGCAGAAACAACAACTGCCGCGGCGGCAATCAGGACACGTCTCTGGCCAACGGGTATGTTGGAACCAAGTGGAACGTATGTATCCACATTCCCGGCAGCAAAAATATTAATCTCTTCCTCAAAGGCTTCCTTGACTTCAGTTGGGGCGTCCTGGACTGCCTCAACCAGCGCGGCGGCCTCCCCATCTGAAATATCATCAATAGGGACAGTGCTGAAGATTTCCGTAGCCTGGTCGCCGGTAATTGACTCAAGAACTGCTCCGCTCGTGGCAATGCTCAATGACTGTTCTTCGGTTAGGCCATTCTCAATAATTGAGTCAATTGCGGCAGCGACCTGTTCATCGGAAACGTTGTCACTGCCGAGCACATCAACTAGTTCATCGAACGCTGCATCAGAAATTGGTTCATCCAAGATCGCATCAATGACCGAATTAAATGCCTCGTCACTAAGTGGTTCTTCGAAGACCGTATTAAGAACTTCCGCAAATACTTCATCACTGATGTCCGCAGTAAATACCTGGTCGACAACTGCGGCGATTTCCTCATCAGACAGTTCTTGTACAAATACCGCAGATACCAATTCTGTCAGTGCCTCATCAGATAGGTCTTGGCTGAATACTTCGGCCACGACGGCAGCAAACTGCTCCGAATCAATGTCTGACGTAAGTAGGTCAGCCGCTACTGCGACTAGTTCTTCTTCGGAATCTGCGTTAGTAAGCGCATCATTGATGGCGCTCGCTAGTTCTTCGGGCGATAGGTCACCGGAAAGTATGTCGTCGATAACTGCGGACGTATCCGGCCCTTCTATCGGTACATCGGGCGTCGTGTCTGGCGTTTCTTCTTCTGGGGCTGATTGAGGTACGGTTGTTTCGGGTGACGTTGTGGCAACTGAACTTCCGGTTCCTCCATCAGGACCTCCATCGGTATCATCTGGTACTTCAGGTAGTGTAGCAGAAGGAGGTGTAATAAAAGGTTCTGTAGTTGTTGGGATCTCTGGAAGCGTGGCAGTTGGAGGAATATCGGTAATTGGTTCTGTGGTTTCCGGAATTTCTGGAATAGTTGTTGTGGTAGTAGAAGTAGTGGTTGTCGTAGTTGTAGTAGTTGTTGTGGTAGGCGGAGTGGGATCAATCACCACGGCATCAACAGTTGCTTCAGGTCCGTACATGCAAGACCCTTCACCCTCTCCGACACACGGCGCTGTCCCTGCCTGAATCTTGAATCTCACTGGTCCGTATCCAGTTGTTCCAGGCCACATCCACGGACCGAGGCTGTATGAGGTGTTTGCGGCGTATGTCCACACCCCCCAACCACCAGTTTCTGCTTCATCAACGAGGTCAACAAACGAAATGTTGTACATATATGGAGCAGTATTGCTTGGTGTTGGGGCATCCCAATTCAGAACAACATTTCCATCGTTGTTCGCTACTGCGGTGAGATTTTGAACAGGGTTAAAGTATGGGGCTATCGTTGTAGTTGTAGTACTTGTAGTTGTCGTGGTTGGTACAACAGCGTTCTGTGTAAAAGCAGATGCGGGGACTATCTGCCATCCCGAACCTATATCCCAGTAGAGGGTCGTACTGGCTCCGCCACCATTTTCGTAATACCAATATGTGATTGGCTTGGAGACTCCAGCACTAAAGGAAACGTATTGTGACGGGTTACCCCAGCCGCCCTTGTCAAACCAGTTATTGTCTATTAAATCATTGTCTACATAGAGTTTTGTTCCGTCATCTGCGGCGGGCAGGAACCTAAACGAGCCAGTCACGGGCAAGGTTATGTGACCTTCATACTTAACAATAAAGTCTTCTTCCATGTTGAATAGCGGTGCGCTGTCAAAGTTCTGATTAATCTGAGTGAGGGTGGTGGTGCCAGCGACCGGACGACCGCTTACCGTAGGTAGCGGAGGTGAAGTGTTGTAGCCGAAGTTGTTGTAAACGGTTACCTTAAGCCCGTCGGCAATCGAGGCAGCGCTATGGGCGGGAGCAAACCAAGCTAAAAGACAAATAAGCCAAAAACCCCACAGACCACAACGATGGTGACGCCCTACAAGCATCATGTGCCTCCCTTTATACATTACTACTGTATCAAAGGTGCGGCTATTTTACAATAACAATCTATTTATTGAACCTTATGTCTAGCTCTGTCTTGTATTGCTCTGCCAAGAAATCTACATTTTTCAGTATTAGGGCATTGTGCTGACGTTGTGCTGTTTTGGGCGAAATGTGTTGCTTGTAAATCATTTTGGGAATGTGGCAACACTGCGTCTTGAGGAACGTTCTCACGCATAGGTCATAATCATCCGCAACCTTCAGGTTCCAGTCATGTCCATTGAGTGCTCGGTAGACGTCGGCGCGCCAGGCGCGTACATGGTTGGGGGCAGAAACAATATGTCTCATTGTGACGGTATTGAGTTCTGGCGCACGCATCGCCCAAACTCCCGCCTCGGTGTCCCAGTAGTCACTTCCGTAGCCAAATGCCCAGCCGTTGGGATAGCGCCCAGACTGACCATCGGGGAGGATTTCACACCAGTCTGAGTAGACGAACCCAACGTCGCTATTATCAGAAAACGCGGAATTGATAAGAGCGAGGGCATCTGGCATCAATTCATCGTCGTGGTCCAGTTCGACAAGAATGTCTCCCTTGGCAACCATGAATCCGTTTCTCTTTACTTCTCCGATGGAACCAGAGTGAACGTGAGAGCGGTGCATGGTAAGTTTATAGCGTTCGTCGGCGCAGAAGCCATATAGTTGCCGCCAGGTTTCATTGTTTGTTGAGTCGTCCCAAACAACCCATTCCCAGTCTGTGAATGTTTGTGATTTTAGGGAAGCCCAAGTACGGGCAAGAATTTCCTGGGGGGTGTTGTATGTAGGCGTAATGACGGAAATCATGCGGGGTGCACGTGAAACTCTGGCTGGCATTCAAGGAATGAACTGAGGATCAATTTGTCCGAAGACACCGTCAACAAGGACTCATGTGGATACATCCAGTGTGCCGGAAATACAACAACCCCGCCCTTTTGGGGTTTGACTTTGACGTCTTGATAGGGAAAGTAAGTTTCGCCACCTTCTTCAACAGTGTTGATGTAGCAGACAATGGCCCCAACTCGTCGATGTACCCGGTATACCCACTGTTGGCCATCAACATGTTCGCGGTAGTACCCGTTATTCTGTCTGTACATTTGCCACAGGTAGCCTGTATCCGCTATTCCTGACGCCTCGTTAAGGTACTTAAACCTACTCAGATATTCTGAAACTACTGGTCGCAGTTCTTGGTAAATCAATTCATCAATGCGTGAACGCTCCGCTTTGACAGACGCATCAGTTTCTGGATCATTCCAGTGGCCTTCCTGATCCATTGTGTTCTTCCACTTTTCGCCACTTGGCGTCAAACTTTGGCCTGAAATTGTTACACCAGGCCGAGCCATGTCAAGATTGTTGTAGTAAAACGACCAAACCGTGTCGCATAATTCATCACTCAGTCCCTGCTCGTAAAAGATGATTCCGTTGCCGTAATCTTTCGGTCTCATATTCTCCTCAGTTTGTCAGCGCTCGATAAAACATCATGACGTTAGGATACAGCATCTTAGTCTTAAGCCAGGACTTAGTCAAGTCGTCAATTGGACTAATTTCTGAGCTGTGCGGTTGCTGGCGAGCGTTATCGTCCCCGCGAAGGTATCGATAGATATGCATTGGTCCTTGGGACTCAATACTGTTCTTGACAGCATCCGGCATTCCTAGTTTCTCAAAAAACTGCTTTGACGCAACAGCCACATTTTCGGTTGAGTTCCACGGTTCATCTGTCATTGAAGCCCACTCAAGCATAAGTTTTAGTAACGGAAAAATGCTCCTCGAAGCAGCGGGCAGGTCGCCTTCGTTGAGAACAAAGTTTTCATTGTCATCATGTTGGCCAGCGTAATACTTGCAATACAACAGATGACCAACACTATCTACTGAGAGAAGTACGAAGATTGATTCAATATCAGATTGACTAACTGGCTTCAAGCAATTACCAACCCCGGCGGCAACCTGACCGGGTCGCAAAAATGTTGACGGTACATTTCTTCGTCCGGTATCGCATCTAGCCGGGTCGTAATTTGCCATTGGTTCAGAACCAACAAACTGAAAAATCCCTTGCGTGCTAGACGGCGCCCAGTCAAGCAAGTGTTTTACCTCGTCGTAATACGTACAGTTTATGTGGTAGTCAGTTTCTTGATAGGTCAAAATTAAACTGTACGACCTGATTATTCTCGTAAGCCCTAAAAACAGATTGCCTCGATCATCGTGAAAGACACCATAGAAGTCGGGGGACAATAGTTTGCTATTTGCTGTGTTAAACAGTTTAGTTGCGGTGTAGTCAACTTTATGAAACTCATTTGAGCGAACAGCACTCATGTCGTGAAGAGCTGGATAGATGTATTCGTAGTGAGAAATGTCCATCATTCACCTGGGACCATATGGCCAAATAGTTGGTCGATGAATAATGAGGTCCTCTACCCATTCATTAAATTCGTCCGACATATCCGGTATATCTGATAGTGGGGCACGCATACGCGCATTCGTGAGGCCGCGCAGATATCTGGCGACTTTTTGGTCTGGGACGGAGGTCCACAGCCAATTTTCAATGTCTTCTGGGATTTGAATTTCTTCAACGAATTCACTAGCAACAACTGCCAATTCTTCGTTATTTCCCATGTTCTCATGCACCCAAGCCCACTCAAGAATTCCACGGAATAATTCTTGCAGTGTTCGGGCGTTACACTCCGAATGCTCCATGCTATTAGCTTCGTTTGCTGAATTAAAGTATTCAAGAAAAACGATAAAGCCTTTTTCAGTTTGAATCGGCACACGAAATACTTTGCAGTGCGTCAAGCACGTGTAATGGTCATTGGTTGTTCCATATGGCTTGTCTGTTGAGCCACAGGAACATCTCTCGGTATCGTAATTCCACTCGTGGAATCCGCTGGGTAGATAGAAATTTCTCGGTGCACCATTGTCGCACCTATTAAAAGGCGCATTTGTTTTCTCATCAATGTCTGCTTCAAAGCGAAAGTTTTGAACTGCTTTACAGAAACTAAATAGGCCACGCCGGTCGGTTAGGCCAATTTCACGGAAGTAGTAGCCCATTCCGTACTCATGTGTTGGGTGAACTTCAAGCATAATGACTCCTATGACTTGATGATAAAGCAGATTGATACAACACTAACCGAGTGGGTGTGCTGTCCGGCATTACTTGTTGTTGGGGTATTAGCGCTATTGGACCACAGATGGCTATGGGTGTTTTGGGTCGCATTGCCAGTCACGGTGTGGGCGTGGCCATGGTTTTGGACTCCGCTGGAGTGTTCATGAGACGCGTTATCGGCGCTTGTGGCACCATGATCGTTGAAGGCATGTGCCGTAAACCCTGTGTTAGCATTAGCTCCAGTCGCTGACAGTACCTCGTGTCTGTGCACGTTTGATACAGCGTTAGTTGAATGGTGATGGGTATAGTCAGATGCATTTAGCGAATGTTGATGGTCTCCACCGGCTTGGTAGGTGTGGTCATGGTTTCCGCCGTCTACATTTGTACCAATAGCATTAGTGGCAGTAAAGGCAGAATGTGTATGTACACTTGTTTGAGCAGCATAACTAAACGTTGTTGTTCCAGCATTAGCACCGCTGGCAATACCAATTGGGATTACGGCGGACATATTTGGTACTCGAACATGTCCAGCAGTTTCTCCGCCAGTGTTGTATCTAGTGCTTAGGACCTGGCCTAGTGTCGAACTGCTAAGTACCTGTTGGCCATCGCACAGAAGCCAGCCATGTGGGACGCTCGTTGATGAACCACCCCACATTTCCATCGTTCCAACTGGAACATGATAACCGGCGACATATTTAGTGCCGTTGTAGAGAATAACCTGACCGTCGACTGGCGAGGCAATATCAACCTCAATTGAGTCAACTTGTACTGTTGATGGTGTGCGAAAAGTTGACTCAGCCATTATTGATACCTGATGTAAAACCAAATGCCGGTCACATTGCCACTATGGTCGTGTTGCTGGGTTGTTGTGTTGCTGGTCATCTGGTAGTTGTGAGACGAATGATCTCCGCCCGCTGAGCTAGTCGAGTGGTAATGAGTATCGCCAAGATTGGCGTTATGGTTATGATTGCCTGATGGCCCTCCAATACCGTGATTGTGGTTTCCGGACGCATTAGTAGTTTGATCATTTCCACCAGAATTACTACGAACGAATGTGTGGTCATGCGATGTAGAGTTACTTGATGGGTTGTGTGAATGACTACCGCCACTTTGGTTTCCGCTGGTCCATTGGTGAGAGTGGAAGGCTGATTCTCCTGCGCCGCCTGAATCATGGTTATGTCCGGTGCTACCAGACCCTTCAGTAAGCGTGATAGGGAAGGTATGACTATGGTCCACCGTAGCGGTTGTTCCGCCAATATTGATTGCTATTGTTAGTGAGGTGTTTGTGTTGCTGGCGTACGGAAAAACTGCGTTACTGAGATTAGGAAGGGAAAAACTATTTCCGTCTACTGACCCGTACTTTGTATCAATGGCGGCAAAGAGCGCAGCGTAAGTTCCGACTCTCGCTAACGACTGGCCGTTACAGATTATGTAGTTGGTAGGCGTTGACACGCTTGGGAACATTCGAATCGTACCTACTGGCACCGCACGCTCGGTTGCCACAAACGCGGCACTAGATGTTTTATACATCAGTGCGGCATTGTTGATAGCACCCGTCGGGTCAATCACTACTCCCGATGTGGTGAGCGTCGTTGGGATGATGAAATCGGATACGGCCATGGTGAATCAGGTCTTTATGATAAACAGTGCTTGCATGACCGTCATTGTGCCGTGATCATGATTACCGATACTAGTGTTTTGACCAGAGGACTGTAGGGTGACCGCGTTATGTGTGTGCGCATGGCTCAGCGAGGTAGCAGCAATCGCCCCGTGCGTGTGATTGTTGCTAAACCCCACGCTGTTGTGAAAATGGTTTGCGTTAACTGAGTTGAGACCATGCGTGTGATTTGAGTCTGAGTAACCTGTAAATTGGTTTACGTTAGTTCCTTGCTTGTAACCGGTGTTGTGAATATGCGCTGCGCCGCCGCTTCCCATGTTTCCTCCGTGGCTGTGGTTGCCTTTATCGGAGTTGATGGAGTGGTTGTGATCTATGCTCGGTCCACCGCTTTGATTGTGAGAATGTGCTAGTGAAACGGCAGAACCGTCAGTCCCATAAGTTGCCGTGTGTTGGTGGTTGTGCGTAACGACGGAACTTGTTGATGTATTTTGCACCGTTGTTGTTGCGAGTGTTGTGGCAATTGGAAGTCGGCTTACAAAGTCTGGTACTCGAACATTTCCAGCAGTTTCTCCGCCAGTGTTGTATTTAGTTCCGAGAACTTGACCTAGCGCTGAACTGCTAAGTACCTGTTGACCGTCGCACAGAAGCCAGCCGATAGGCACCGTACTTCCTCCGTACATTACAACTGTGCCGACCGGTGTTTCTAATGACGGAGTAAAAAGACCCGTTGATGTTGAATATGTGAGTACTTGGTTTGTGGTGGTTGTGCCCTGCAAATCAATTGTGCGTCCGTCAATGTTGAGGTCATCTGAAACTTGAAATGTTCTGGCAGCCATGACTATACCATCACAAACTTCTGAAGTTTTGCAGTTACGTTAGTTGTTGCTGCATCACTGGCAGATATTAGCAGCCTAAAGTTCGGGTTTGAGTAATCTGCAGTGACGGAAACACCACTAATTGAGCCACCAGTTTCAATAACCGCATACTCAACAAAGTCAACATCAGTATCCGCGCTATTGGGGTTAACTAGAATTTTTGACAATCGACGCTTGCTGCCCTGCGTCAAGCGAAGGGTGTACTCAATTGCCAGAACGCCGCTTGCCGTCATTGAGTCGACAACAGTTGCGGTGCTGTTTGCAGTAACTGTATTGTCGCCAGACTCTCCAGTAACCTGGAACGAGTTGCCCATTACTGCTGCGGGAATTGTCCCAGAAAGGTTCCCGGCTGTCAGGTTCGTTAGGTTCGCTCCGGAGACTGCTCCAAACGAACCTGACCACGTACCGCTGGTGATTGTTCCAACCGAAGTCAAACTTGAGGCAGTAACTCCAGAACCAAGCGTTGAGGAACTTAGTACGGTAGTTCCATTTATCTCATAAACTTTGCCAGAAACGAGATTAAAGTCCTCCGACGAGGTCCACGCTGCTGTTGCCGAAACCCACGTGAGCGTCTTGTCTGTAAGGCCCTTTAGTGTGATTCCACCGCCATCGGCAGTTGTGTTATCTGGACTGGCAACGGAACCGAGTTCAATATTTTTATCGTCAACAGTTATTGTTGTTGCGTTAATTGTGGTTGTCGTACCATTGACGGTCATATTTCCGGTAACAGTCAAGTCATTACGAACGGTAGTTGTTCCACTTGTAGCGCCAATCGTTAGCGATGTTGCGGCTCCCGCGAAGTTGACCGTAGTTGCCGTTGTGTTGATGAGGTCAAACGAAGAACTACCCGTGGTCAAACTGGTTGTAATTGCTGGTGATGTTCCAAATACCAGTGCGCCGGAACCGGTTTCGTCAGATATAACCCCAGCCAGTGCTGATGATGTCGTGGCGGCAAATTGCCCTAGTGTTCCGGTAGTCAGGGCGACATTCGTAATCGCACCACTACTTCCATTGACGGTCGTAACGCCAGTTGATGAGGTGAGATACGTAGCCGTGTCAATGGTCCACGTTTCAGAACCATTCGTTTTAAGGAAACCAGAAGAGCCGGTTAGGGCGGCGATAGCCGAAAGGTCGGCGTCATATGCCTGAACATCTGTTCCAATAGCAAGACCAAGTGTTGTGCGTGCAGTGCTCGCGTCGGCATCGTCTATTAACGAACGTCCGAATGAAGATAGCGTAGTCGTTGCGGCAGTTCCAGAGCCAGTGAAATATGGCAAAGCATCGGCTGCGCTTGTTAACCCGGCCAGCGCTGCCAGTTCTGCATCGTAGGCCTGAACATTGGTGCCAATAGCAAGACCCAGGTTGCTGCGCGCGGTGGCGGTATCTGTGGCGCCAGTTCCGCCATATGCTACGCCAACCGCGGTTCCTTGCCAGACTCCCGTACCAATTGTCCCCACCGAGGTGAGGCTTGAGGAAACAACCGTTGAATTAAGTGATGTTCCGGTAAGTGTTCCGGCTGCTGCAGTAATTGTTTGCGAACCAGCGCTCGTCAATGAAATGGATGTTCCGTTAAGTGAAATACTTGTATTCGAAAGAGATACGGCAGCGCTTGATGCTTCGCCAGGGGTATGGGAAACACTAATTCCAGTTCCCGCCGTAACATCGGCTACATAGTTTCCAACAGTGTCAGTCCCTAAATTGATTGGGTCATTGACCCAGGTTCCTGCGTTGTATTTAAGGAAATCACCAGTTGCTGGCGTTGTTATAGCAACATCTGATAGGTCATCTATCGACCCTGTGGGTCCTGTCGCCCCCTGAACCCCCTGCGCGCCCTGACTTCCAGTTGCGCCTTGCGCGCCTTGTGGTCCGGTTGCTCCAGTAGAACCCTGTGGACCGGTCGCTCCCGTTGCTCCAGTTGCGCCCTGTGGCCCTGTGTCTCCCTGTGGCCCTGTCGCCCCCTGTGCACCTTGCGGACCAGTTGCCCCAGTCGCACCAGTATCACCCGTGGCTCCCGTGGCTCCCGTGGCTCCCTGTGAGCCCGTTGCCCCTTGCGGACCCTGTGGCCCTGCTGCTCCCTGAGGACCCGTGGCTCCTTGGGGTCCTGCATCGCCCTGAGCGCCCTGAGGGCCGGTTGAACCCTGAGGTCCTTGCGCACCAGTTGCTCCCGTCGCACCCTGAGCACCCGTTGATCCCTGTGGTCCCACATCACCCTGTGGTCCTTGTGCACCAGTTGCGCCGGTTGCCCCTTGGGCACCTGTCGCACCTTGCGGTCCCTGTGCCCCCGTTGCTCCGGTTGCCCCCTGTGCACCCGTAGCACCAGCGTCTCCTTGTGGACCCTGCGCGCCCGTTGCACCCTGCGCGCCCGTTGCACCTTGAGCACCAGTAGCACCCTGTGCCCCCTGCGCCCCCTGTGCCCCTACATCTCCAGTTCTGGCAAACGTAATGATGACGTCATCGTTGTTTGCGAATGGTGTAGTGCTTGAGCCTGTAACAAACGACGACGAAACGCGAAAGAATCCGGTTTCTTCAGTTATTGAAGAAATGGTGAATAGGGCAAATGCCGACGAATCACCTTTTTTAGAAACACGGAAGTGACCCTTAATTGTGCTCGTAGAGTCATCAATTGTCCTTAGGTATGACTGAATGTCCGTTGAGTTGTCATCAACATCATCAATAATTAGTTCAGTCGATGTATCAAGGGGTGAATTATTAAACTTTAGTTTTCCTGCACCGGGGTCAGTTTGTGCGGTATTTGAATCAAAGGTGTAGTCAAATGTAATTCCGCCAAAGTTGCCCTGAGCACCCTGTGGACCCTGTGAGCCTGTTGCCCCCTGTGCTCCAGTTGAGCCTTGTGCTCCGGTGGCCCCCTGAGGGCCAGCATCTCCCTGAGGACCAGTTGCTCCTTGTGCGCCGGGATTTCCTTGTGGACCAGTTGCTCCTTGAGCGCCGGTAGCGCCCTGAGGTCCGATGTCGCCTTGTGCGCCGGTTGCTCCCTGTGAACCCTGTGCCCCCGTAGCGCCCTGAGGACCGGTTGCTCCCTGTGCACCCGTAGCGCCCGTAGAGCCTTGTGGACCAGCACCCCCCTGCGGTCCTGTCGCCCCCTGTGTTCCTTGAGGACCCTGAGGTCCTGTATCCCCTTGGGGACCAGTTGCTCCTTGTGGACCAGTAGAACCCTGAGGTCCCTGAGAGCCCTGAGGACCCTGAGCACCCTGTGCGCCCTGAGGACCGGTTGCTCCCTGTGCCCCCTGAGGACCCTGGGGACCAGTTGCCCCCTGTGGTCCTGTGTCTCCTTGTGGCCCAGTTGCCCCTTGCGGTCCTTGAGCACCAGTGGCACCAGTTGAGCCTTGTGGCCCTGTTGCTCCCTGTGCTCCGGTGGCCCCTTGTGCTCCAGTGGCTCCCTGAGGGCCTTGAGCGC